CCTGTTGGCGCGCGCCTCAATAACCGCCTTTCGACGGTCTCCAAATCAACCTCCTCTACACTATATGCGTCGTTACTATGATAATAAAACAAAGCGCTGGCAGAAACCTGAGACGAAAGTCCCATGTGTTTCAATTCTCGATTACGCGTTCAAATTGCGGAATCAAGATCAACCTGGCGCCGTTGTCAATTGTTATAGTATTGTCTCTCCTGCGAAAACGGCTTCCTCTCCCAAATCCCATAAAACGGAATATCGGTGGAAGACGTACGCAGTTGCAGCTGACGGTGTTCGTCACAGGACTTTGTCCACTCCTGGCGGCATAGAGTCTGTCGACTACTTTCCAGTAGGCGACGTATCTCATTTGCATCCGGGTTGGCAACAGTTCTGGATAGTTCAACCACAAACTGTGGTTGACGAATACGCGAGTGCTCTCACCAACGTGAGCGAGGAGACCGCGACAGCGCAGTCTCTTCGTGAAGAACGTGGAGAACGAGCGTGGCATCCCTTTCAGCACTATGTGCGAAAGATGGAGAACCACATTCTATTCCCGTTCAACTATGCAACTCGTTTCTATGGTCCGGACTACAATGACTGGGCATCGTCACATCATGAAGGTGTGCACGGTGACCCGTTTTGGATGTTCCGGTGGGGATCAGGCGTTCCTGGCGATTATGACTCGGTGTTAACCGGGTTGCCAGAAATGAATACGTACCAACCCGGGTCAAAGGATTTTATTCCTTGGCCAGATGGGATTGGTGGATTGACAGAGGCATCATTGAACGCGATGCTTCCTAGGATCCGTGCTGAGACGAGCGGGCTCAATTCGTTATACGAATTGAAGGACTTCGCCTCGTTGCCGCATACGTTAGAGAGACTCGCTACCACCGCTGGCCGTCTGGGGAACCTACAGTTTAAGGTTCTTGCAAGATCAGCTAGGGATTTAGGTTGGCGAGGCTTCCTGAAACAAGGGGCTTCGGACTTTCTGGAATGGAAGTTCAATGTTGCTCCGTTTATTAGTGATGTGCAGGCTGTGAGGTCTGCACTCGTTGGGATCAAATCGCAGATTATGCGAAATCTTCGCAACGCGAGTCAGGTCCAGACTAGGCATTACGCCCGGTCGTTCAGAGAGTTGGAGGCAGAGCGGGTTGATACGCAAACGTCTAGGGTCTTCGTTGACCCTGACGAGTGTATCATCTCCGTCACTCGATCCTCCTACTCGGACTTGACAAAGTTCCACGCAGAATGTGAGTTTTATTACTACTACTCACCATTCCAGCAAGAGTATGCTCTGCTGCTTGGCTTTCTAGATGCTGTCGGGGTTAATCTTAACCCGGCTACTATCTGGAGGGCCATTCCTTACACTTGGTTGGTCGATTTTGTCTTCGGCATAGGCCGATGGCTGGATCGCCTCAAGCTACGGAACATGGAACCGACACTAAGGGTTGATCGGTACCTCTTTAGTGTACTTCGCCGTCGGCGGACTAATGTCGTCGTGAGACGACACTCATCCTATCCGATAAATGGCGAGGACTCTCAGAGTGGTACAGTTCTGCCAACTATTTCCGAAATCGCCTACGGGCGATGGACGGAATTGCCAGACAGAACCTCATACGACACTATGAGTGATGTGACTCCTATGGAGTTCACGTTGGCCTCCGCTCTTGCCTTGAGCAGGACCCGCAGGCGTGTCAAGAAACAGCTTCAGTCGAGATGGTTCTCGAACCGGACTGCAGAGGCGTGGAAACATGCCAGACTGCAAAACGGATCGTACGAATCATACTCAGCTGGGGCAAAACCCTTCGTTGACAGGCGTGTTAAGCACTAATCCCGCTTGATGCGTAGATAAACGAAGCGTGCAGATCAAGTAAAACCTGATATGTCACTACCGTTAGTTCTAAACACAAACGAAATCAAAGACTCCGCCGGTGCCTCGATTAATTTCGAGCGCCTCGGAGACGCAATGGAGCGCAAGCTGACCTTCTTCAAAACTGGAGAAGCGCCTGCGTATCAGCATCGTCTTGGCATAAGCCACCAAGAGATCGGAAGCGGATTGAAGGGGCGTCGTCGAAGTCAGGTGTGGGCCAGAAAGACTCACATCTCTACTGTCGATAACGTCACTCCAGTCACTTCATTGTTCTATACTGTCTCGGATATCCCCATCGGGGCGATCACGAGCTTTACGGAACCCTATACGGTCTTCGCGAACTTACTATCGTTTCTTGCCTCGAAAGGGGCGAGTTCGACAATTCTGTTCAACGGGACCGGATACGGTGCGGAGTGCCTGATTCTCGGGTCGCTTTGAGGCGACCATGTTCGGGAATCAGATACTGCACGTGCAACGGATAACTTCCCGTGAGGGAGGTGAAGCGCTGTACGTCAACATTGAGCCCATATTGCGCTGGCGCGGGAGACCGCGCCAGCGCAGTCGTGTTAGATATAATACAGACTCTCGTCTGTGTTGTTACCAATGCACGGCTGGTATGACGGGACTACGCCTGGGTACCGACGCAAGTCGGATGCCTCTGCGTCTTCTGTCGTACAAAACGAAGAAGCACGACCTGGCTTGATCCACTCCATCGTTGGAGTGCAGATTGCGTCAGAGTCGGACAAGTTCGTAATAGAGGGCTCGCCAGTCGAGCTTAGCTCCAGTTTGCTTACCTTGACACGCATCACCGGGCGCATCACCAATTGTGGTGTGGCTCCGTTGCGTGGCGATGGTAGGTAGCTGAAGTTAGGATGCTGGCCTTTGGACCTTTGCATATTAGTAGAGGTTCGGAGGTATGGATTCGTTTGTCGGTTACGGAGTGGTGTGTCGACTAGGAAAGGTGTCCTTATGGTACCTGTTAATAGCCTAGGTGAGGTTTTCCTCACCGCCACTGCGCTCCGTGACGTCTGTAAGAGCCACGAAGCTATGTTTAGTACGCGCGAATGCGAGGCAGATGTGAAAACACTGTTCACGCGTTGCGCAAATGAAGGGATGAGTTTCTTAACAAAGACTCTCCCGGCACTCGGTAAGGCGCTAGACAAGGCCTTATCTGGTGAGCAACCGTTCAGCTGCTCGGACCTTGGGTTTAAGACCAAGGCGGGTAGTGCAATTCCCTTGTTTATGGGGGGATTCTTAGAACGTGTGTTACATAGCGACGGCACCCTCCGTGAGGACGGGTGTATTGTTTCGGTTGGAGTATTGCGGCAGATCTTGTACCTATGGTATAAGTACGAGCTGCCATACTCGTCGCAAGACAAGTTAAAGGTCATCGATGCTTTCGTGAAAACGGAGGCAGACCTCGTGCAATCTGACCACGAACTGGCGAAATGCCAGGTATGGTTAGACTATCTCTGCGAACACCCCTTAAAATACCGAGAGTCCAAGTTGGACGATGGTATGATGGGAATTGTTCTCAGAGCGCGTGAGATACTGTTCAGGTGTCTCCACGGCATTGACCTGGTTAATATTAGACCACATCACGGACCGGGGACCGTTTCCACAAGGGAACAGTTCCTGGAGAAGTATCAGTGGATGAATATTGACCGTCGCATTACCGACCTATATCCATTAGACACGTATTTCTACGCGTCTGCTGGACATGTTTGTGATGCCTATCCAACTTTTCCAAAGTTGGGGGATGCAAGTCTTCCGGCTCGAGTTTGTCTCGTGCCGAAGGACTCTCGCGGGCCGCGGCTAATCTCTTGTGAGCCTGTTGATCACCAATGGATTCAACAGGGGATTAGAAGCGCCCTATACGAACGCGTGGAGAATCATTACACTACGAAGTGGAATGTGTTCTTCACGAACCAAGCCCCAAACCAACGAGCTGCTTTATTGGGCTCGCGGTTGGGAGAATACGCCACACTTGACCTTAAAGAGGCTAGTGATCGCGTTAGCTTGGCCCTAGTCAGACTTCTCTTCCCCAGTGCGGTATTACCCGCTCTGGAATGTTGTAGAAGTCTCGCGACTGAACTGCCGGATGGAACATTATTGCCTCTTAGAAAGTTTGCGCCAATGGGATCAGCTTTATGCTTTCCCATTATGGCACTTACAATCTATGCAATTATCCATGCGGTGATTCGCGACCCGAGTGCCCGGGAGGGTATACTCGTGTACGGCGATGATGTGGTGGTCCCAACGGAACATTCCGCAGACACCATCAGTGCGCTTGAAGCGTTTGGCCTTAAGGTTAATCGCGACAAGTCGTGCACCAAAGGACTCTTTCGAGAGTCCTGTGGCGTCGATGCCTTCAGAGGCTATGACGTTACACCGTTAAAATTGAAAACGGTTTGGTCAGATAAGCCACTGCCCGATGCCTTCGCATCGTGGGTTGCGTACGCTAATGCCTTCATAGGCGAGCGACCAACAAGTATCGAGAAGCGAAGGCAGTACCATGGATGCTACGATCACATCGTAGCTGCGCTTAGCCGATTGTATTGGCCAATCGCAGACGATTCGATGCCGGATAGTCCGGTTCGTCTCAGACATCCCGTACCTGCACCGACGAGGCCCGTGCCTCGAAGGATAAATAAGGACCTCCAAAAGGTCCAATATAAGTCCCTAGAAGTAGCGCCACGCAAGGTTAAACGGAACAGTCAAGGCTGGGAAATGCTGTTACGATTCTTCGCAGAATCGCGGCAATCCTCAGGCCTCAATGATTGTAACGAGTACCTTGGCGTAGTCGCGGAGCCTCATGCTCCGATAGCAGTCGATGAGTACACTAAGCGCAACGCGAGCATACTTGCAGCGCGCTGGCGGTAATCGGGCCCCGAAAGGGGGTCCGTGATTCCGGCTAAATGCCGGTGGCACCAG